AACCTGCCACACCATCTTGAGATGTCATATCTTTAAAGGCAATATCTACATTTTTTTCATTAAGACCTTCTTCCCCAACTAAATCTCCGTCTTCTGCATAATCTATATGAGAATCTATTTCTGCTTCATCAAATATTAACAAATTAGAATAATCATAAATAAAATTATCTCCTGCAAAATCTTCATAACTAGAAAGATTTGTTTGTCTTATTGAATATGCTAATAATTCTGCTATACTTGGCTCATTATATAAAGGATTAAAGGGAGTTGGCATAACATGCCCATTTATAGCTACTCTAATATTTTTTATTATTTCTATTTTAGAAGATTTTATTGGACTTAACCTTAATTGATAATATAAAAATTCTGAATTTAATATTAAATTCCAATCAATATCATATTCTGTACTACCTACTAAATATTCTGGATGATCCAATATTAATACTTTATTAGAATAATCATTATCAGTTAAATTCTCTATGGATTCTAAAGTTTCTGTATATAAAGAATCAGCATCAAAAAGATTAATTTCATCACCATCTTCTAATCCAATAACCTCTTCATGAATAAGATTTTCAGTATACCTTACTAGTTCAGGCTCTGAAGGTTTTGAAAAAACTCTAACTTGCAAACCATTTCTTTTTAATAATTCTGTATTATATAATTTAACTATTGTATTATAACCATTAATATCTTGTTTTTGATACCATTGACTTTGTATTTTATATTTAATAGGATCATCTTCTTCGCCTATTTCAAAACTTCCATCTATTATTTTTTCTATTGATGGAAGAATATTTGCATAAGTTTCATCTCCATCGTGTACATACATTGAATATTCTTTATAATTATTAAAAATACTATGATGATGGTCAAAAGCTAGTCCTGTTATATCCTCTGATTCTATTATTATATCTCTACCTTTTAATACACATGGACTTTTATTTACCATGCCATAAACCAAAGGGATAGGTTTATTTCTATATTTAGGAACTATTGACCCATTATCACTTAATTTATTTTTAGGAATTTGTTTTTGTATTTTTTCTTGAGACATATCTTCTAAAATTAGATTTATATCTTCATTAGAATGATTAATTCTTTTTACTTTTCCAGAATATACTTTTAAACATTCTTCTAAAGTATTTGCACTTTGAGTTTTGTAATAAATATATACATTAGAATTAATCAATAAATTATATTTATCGCTAAGTTTTTCACCTAAATATTCCATGTTTGATAAATTTAAAGTTACTGATGAAATTACAAACTTTCTAGTTTCTATGTTTATCTTTTCACTTATAGAAGGAATATTTAACAAAAGAGGATGGTATTGCAAAGGCTCATCATTTATATCTGTTAATTCTAATTGATAAGTAGAAAATCCCATAATATTAACCTCATCACCAATAGGTTTTTCTATATACACTAAAGGAACTACATTAGTAGTATTTGATAGCGTGTCTGAATCAAATTTTAAAGAAGTTATCATGAAATACCGAAATCAGCACCTTTACGAGCTGCCTCTTTAATTGCTTCTGCTAAATCATTTTCTACAAAGTCTTGTGTCATTACATTTCCTGAGACATTTACAGTAATACCTGCACCGCCACCTTGATTGATTCTATTCATATTTTCTATACCAACTGCCTCGACAGCACTCCTACTCATAACAAACTCACCTTGCTCTGCTTCTATTATAGTTCCACCTTGTGAATGTCTACGACCACCAATTAAACCACCAGATTCAAACTTGCCTATACCTTTTTCAATTTGAACAACATTTGCCGCCCCCATAGCATAAGATGCAGCCGCTTGAATATAACTAAAAGGAGGAACTCCTGAAGCTAATGCTCTATTTGCTGCTGCATAAGCATCTATACCTGCTTGTATTTGCATCAAACGAGCTGTAGCCTTAGCAGAACCACTAGAGTTTTTATTTAAATTAGCTAAAGCCCCACTTATAGCCGAAAAAGATGATAACTTTGCTTGTTGTCTTAATTTTTCTAAATTAATATCTTCTAATGTAAGTTGATTCATTTTAGTTTGAAATTCTATTTGCGTAATAAGTCCTGCATTAAGCAATTCGTTTAATTGTACTTTTTTTGCAGACTGGATAGCTTCTTTTTGTTCAAATTCGTTTAATTCATTTGTTGCGAAACCTAATAACATAGCAGAGTTTGCTAAAGCCTGTTGCTGTTGCAAAGTAACTTTTTGTTTAAAATTTAAATCTCCAAGAGTTCCATTTAATTTGTCAATTTCTCCCTCTAAATCAGATGTTCCATCTGAAAATAAATTTATTTTTTCAATTAACTCTCCAATTACTACCATAGCTGCTAATACAGCTATATTTTTTTTAGATATTTTATTAAACAGAACCATAGCTTTTGCAGCTTTTCCAGTAGCAACAGCATATACTCCATAAGCTATAGCAGCTCCACTTAGTGCAGTAGCATAAGACTTGACTCTATTTTCATCAAAAGTTTCAGCAAATGTTTTCATTCCTTTTGCAGATATAAGTAAAAAAGGAATAAATACAGAACCCAAATTTTCACCTACATCTCCAAGTGCATTACCTAATTGTTTTGAAGCACCTAAAAATGTTTCAGTATCATCCTTTGCTCTCCCACCATATAATTTTGCTATACTATCAGTAGCACTTTCTAGTCTTTTAGTACTGCCAACAACACCCTCTATACCAATACCATATCTACTCATAGCATTAGTTGAAGAGAATACAGACTTAGTTAATAAATCCATAGTAGTATTTAAGTCCATACCTTTTGCAGTAGATAAATCTAAAGCTGCTTCAGATAATTTTTTTATTGCTTTTTCATTATCTGTATAAGCTGCCGCTAATGCCATAGCGTTTAAAACTTCTTCATCTCCAAATTTAGAATTTTGTTGGAAAGCGGATGCTTGAGCTAGTAATGCAGTAGATGTCCTACCTAATGCGGCTTGTAACCTTTTTTCGGCAGCTTCTTGTTCTCCATATAACTTTGCTAGTTTTCCTATTGAAGCACCAAACATTGTTGTAGCAAAAGATGCTAATAATAACTTATTACGATATACAGATATACTACTTTGTAATTTACTAATACCTTTAGAATTAGCACTTACTCTTTGGTTTACAAGATGAACTTCTTTTTCATATTTAGATGTTTGTCCAGTTAAACGCTTAGTTGCTACATCTAATTTTTTTAAAGCAAGTTCTAAATTCTTTTCGCCCTTGGCTGTAAATTTAATCGTTATACTATTTTCTGCTCTTGCCATCTTCTATCTTATCCTTGTTTAATTTTGCTAACGCACTCTTTATTATAAACGCTTTTTCTATCCATAAAACAGGTTGCTCACCATAACTGCCTGGATAGGGTTGAATATTAAAGTCTTGGCAGTATATGTATCTTTGAATGTCTGTTTGATTTTCTTTAGAATGAAATAGGTTTTTGCAAGTAAAAAAGGGTAACTGAGCATTAATTGAACGACTAACATCAAAGCTCTTACCCTCATTATTAAAATGTTTCACCTCCTCTATTAGTAAATCAACAACATCCCATACATCTTGCATAGACTCAAACTGCCGAGGCTTACTCCCACTTATAGGTGGTGTAGCCTTATAGGGGAACGAGTGATACTGACAACCCTCGCACCAACTTTCATTAAGAATATTAAGCGTTAGCTTGAGGGATTCTCTTCCCCCAGTAACATATTCCCCTGTATTGCTTTAAAGATTTCAACTCTATCTTCAAAAGACATCTTCATTAGTGTCTTATCAGATGTGTCGCCATCTATACCTGTTCTAAGATACTTGGTGAGAGTAGAGTGCATCATTTTGACTTCCTGTATCTCACCTTTATCCATAACATATTGTGTATTGTCTAAAAGAAAGTCCCTATCATCTAAAGACAACTCTTTTAACTTTACTTTTTTACCATTTTTAAGTTTAACTTCTTTCATTTTTACCTCTTTATCCATCGCTTAAATCAATTATAAGCAACTCATCTGTACCATCATCGACAGCTTTAATTGAAACATCAAGCATCATTATATCACCTTCTGAATATGCTACATTAGTTAATACTCCATTAGCAGTATCTACACCAAACTTTCCATTATTTACAACAATAAATGTAGTTTCTGCGTTTGCAGCAGTTTGTCCGTCAAATGAATTTACTAACGCTTTAGTGTTCCCATCGTATTTGACTTGACAATCATGAGTTACAGAACATTCTGCCCCTCTACTAACAACTTCATAACCTGTAGATGTAATCCCTGTAAATACAGCAGGATAATCTATTGTGGTAGTAAAGCTATTTAATGTTGCATCCGCATTATAAACTTCAACTCCACTTGCAGAAGCTAAAGTAGTAGTAGTACCATTTGCATATGCTGTACTACCTGCCGCAGCAGTAGAATTTAAATCAGGGACTTTGCCTGATTGAAGTGTTGCACTCCATTTATATAGTCCACCTTCAGTACCTGCATCCGCAGATATTGCAAAGTTTGTTACAACCATTCCTGGAAATTCCAAACCTGTTTGATTAGTAACATCTGATGGTTGAAGAACTACAGTTAGCGATGATGCGTTATTTGTTACAGCAGCACCATATTTTTGTGCTACTATTTTATGTCCACTTGCAATCGTTTGATCTGTGTCATTTGCCTCTGCTGCTCCACAAATATTAGCTATAAGCAATCTATGTGCTACATCATCGTGTAATGTGCCTGACAAAGAAAGCTCTACAACTCTCATTTTATTATCTTGAAAAAAATCTTCATCCTTCAGAGTATGTCCAACACCACTTCTAACATCTAAAACTTGATTAACATTCAGGCTTGGAAAACCTATTGAATCAACATCTAATTGTTGCATATTTGTGGCGTGTATTCCTGATGTTCCTGCGTTAGTTGCATCAGAAATGACGAAACATTTAAACTCTTTTGGAGAAAACGCATGTGCTACTGTTGCCATTATTTAGTCTCCTTTTTTTTATTAGCAGAAACATCTACTAAGTGCTTTATTGAATCAGGGACATTTTTAACTTCAATTTCTTTCCCTGAATGTAAATCTTGCCAGTCTTTATAAGTTGCCCCACATTGTTTCCACATATTCGGCAAACTACCTTCTTTTAATTTAATCTTCATTTGCTGTCCATTCCTCTGTTGCTAATATTGTTAAAATTTCACTATGATTATAAGTAGTCATACCACTAAAGACAGAAGGCGTTTCGCCATCCCATTTTAGGATCGCCTTAGTAGAGTCTACACTCTTCCGTAGGGAATTTACACTACTTTGTATAGCGTTACCCACTAAATTTTCTAGTTCTTCTTCTGTGTAACTTGCAAGGGTTATTATTACCCATTTTCTATTTTCAAATCCCATACTTTTCTCCTATTTTGGTACGCTAATTGATTGTGCTGATGCGTTCATATTTTTACAAATACCAATATTACCTTGTACTTTTTTAACGCTAACACTATTGACTACTAAAGTATTAGAACCAAATGTTTCTTTTTCCAAATCCGTAGATGCACCACCTACTTCTACCCTTATATGTAAAGCAGCACCTGAACCTGGATTATATTTAAAATATTCTATATGTTTGCCTGTTGTGGTAATATTTCTTCTACCCACATAAGAAATAACGCCCCCACCTGTATATCCCCAACCTTCACCATTTGCACCCATAGTAAATGAATCTATATCAATTTCTATTCTATAAATACTATCGCCATCTGGCACAACATCTGCTAATTCTATATAAGTTAATGTCCGATTCCCTGTCAATGTCGCTTGACTATTACTTATAGTAACAAAATCAGAGGTGTCAAAAGGACTAGTAATCCAACCGTCTAAACCATTACTAAAATCATGAGTTGGGTAACCTTGCCCAGCAGGTGGTGTAGAAAAATTTACATATTCTTTATCATCTATTATTGGCGTTACTTGGTCTATTATTCCACCTTCATTAGTAGCACTCGGCAATTCATCTAAATATCCATCTCCCATTTTCCAATAACCCACTAAATTATTAGCGTTATTATAATTACCTGCATCACAAGTTAAATCTATAGGTTTCCCAGAGTTGTATATAGCAGTTACATTAGTGGCATCTAAAGTAGAATTAAACAAAGCTACATCAGCTATATTCCCAAAAAACTCATAACTACCTGTGTCGCCAATTAGTAAATTGCCACTCGAATCGTCATGCCTTGTACCTGAAGGCGTAGAATCTGTAGTTATTGAAAGTACCTCACCATTGACATATATAGTAGCAGTATTGCTTGTAGCTGAACTATTATAAACTATTACAACATTATACCAATTACCTATACTAAAAGTTCTTGAAGAACCTTGAATCTGATAATTATCCCCATCAAATGTTTGTACAAACTTACCCCTCCAAGATGTTCCACCAGAATGGTCAGCTAAATCAAAATACCAACCACCTACATACTGTTTTTTAATTATTCCAAGCGTAGAAGATTGTGCAGATGGATTAAACCATAAACTAACAGAACCACCTCCATCAAAAATATTGTCAATGCTAGAACCACTACCACAATTTATTTGGTCATCAGTACCATCAAACAACAATGAATTTGAAAATAATGCTTTGTCATATAATAGTGGTACATTAGTTCTAAAATCTAGGCTGTCGAAGTTTTGCATAATTCCTGCATTACCACTAACTTTTTTAACACTAAAAGCACTTAAAATACCTACAAATCCTTGTAACCCATCAGGCTTTAACCTTATTTCATGGGTGTCTGGAGGTCTTATGTATCCTATATGAGTTCCTGCTGATTCTATAGTACCATTACTACCATAAGTTATATTAGAGTTTATTATTAACTTACCAGCAGTATAAGATGATATGGTTAATTCTACTTTATATGTTGCATTTGGCTCTACTGTAAAGGGATTAGCTTCTGTTAAGTAGCCTGTTGTATATGAACCATCTCCATCATCAGTTCTTGCAAAAACTATATTCCCATCAGAAAAAGTTATTGTTCCGTCATCATCCCAAGCAGCATCAGTAAAATCACTCGTTTCATCTAATAATTCACTACCAATACTACTATCAACTTGGTCAGCTATCAATCCGTCAGTAGACCTATCATCACCACTACCACTACCCATTCTATAATACGATACTAAATTACCACTAGACTTGTAACCACCTTGATTTTCTGTTAAAAGTATTGGTTGCCCATTGTTGTATATAGTTGATACAGTAGAGGATGTAAGTTCAGTATTAAATACAGATAACTCAGATATTTGCCCTAAAAATTCAAATTGATTGTCTTTTCCTATTAAAAAGTTTTGACTAGCATCTGAAATTCTTGTTCCTGTTGGTGCAGATGTACCTGCCATTTCCGACCCATCAGCTATTAAATTTGTAACTTCTTCACCATTTATATATGCAGTTATTCTATTTGAAGCAGAATCGGCATTATATACAACAACAGCATGATACCATGTATTAGGATTAATATCTCTTGTAGATTGCTGTGTAGTGTAAGAACTGCCACCATCAAAAGTTTTTGCAAAATAAAATCTACCTTTATTGCCACCATGGTCTGAAATTCTAATAGCCCACCAACCTGTTCCACCACTTTTTTTAGAAACAATAGTATGTGTAGTATTGATTGCACTTGCATTAAACCATACAGAAACTGAACCTCCACCATCAAATATATCATCTAAAGATGAAACACTACCACAATTTACAGAATCATCTGTACCATCAAAATCTAAAGACCAAAAGTTAAAAGGTAATTCCAATGCCCTTCTTGTTGCTCGAATCTCAGAAGGTAATGTTTGTACATAAACCACATCATCAGCTCTCAATACTTCACAAGTAAATAAAACTTCAATTCTAAAATAATCACCTTCTTGTGAAATTTGTATTCCTTCTGGTCTACCACCAAAAAATCCTAAAGTTTGTGTAGATTGTGTGCCTTGGTTGTTGAAAAATAACTGATAAAGCCTTTCAGACTCTTCGTAAACTTTTCTATAAAATCTTTCACTATCCTCTGTTTTTAAATAGTGATTTACAGATATTGTGTACTCTTTATGCCATGCCCCAACATATAGTGCATCTGTACCTTGAGCAGATGACCAAATTCTAAATGGAGATGGTGTTTTAGGGTTTAAAGTTGGCGACACATAAGGAGATATATTGTATTCATCACGAATAATTTCTTGAACCCTTTGCATAACTTCTTCCCAAAGTACGCTACTATATTGATAATCTTTTTTAAGTAAAGTTGTCATAAATTAATTGTCGCTGTTGTTATACGATTAACGAGGCAAGAAAAATCAAAACTTGCCTTATGCAATCCATCAATCCCTTCTTCTATAGAATCTAATTCATCATAAATTATATCTTCAACTACACCATCGTACCAGCCTAAAGCACCTGTAACTGTATTATTATTAGCCATTACTTGATAAAGAACTTCCGATTGCTCATAAAAACTTTTGTAAAAATTCTCTGTTGGAGACTCTGAAATCATATAAAGGGATATATTTGCGTTATATCGCTTTATCCACTCTGTATGCTTTAACACCTCAGAATCAGCAGAATCTCCCCATATACGCACACTCTGAGGCGATTTATCTTGCATTGTAGGTGCTATATAAACATGACCATAAGTAGATGAATCATTTATTAACGCTTCTATCTTTTTAAGGACATTAGTCCAAAAGACATCATCATACCCTGAGGCTGCGTTTAACTGCAACGCCATATCCACCTCTTGTTTGTGTCATTGAGTTTACTTCTGATACTGTAGAGTCCATAGAGTAACTATATACTTCTATTTCCCATTTGTCGCCTGATTTTGCCTCCGAAGCATCGCTTCCACCTGCAAATCTTACTTGTAAACCATAAGCTAAATCTTGAAAATCACCTGAAATAATTTCATCTGTAATCACTTCGTCATTTTTCAGTTTATCACTATCTTTAACTTTTACGCTATATTTCCCTACACCTAAAGCACCTACAGTAGAAATCCTTAATTCTATTAAATCAAATCCACTTAATCCTGTAGCTTTTCCTCTAAGCTCTACTGGTCTCAATCCTGTATCAGGAGATGTACCTTGAGTGTACTGAATATCTCTAATAATACCTTTACTAGAGTCCATAGTAACTTGATGTGTAAGAGTAATCTTGCCTGTGTTAATACCATCAATAATATTATCTATTTCTTCTTCAAATATCTCTAATACTCCACGCTCAAATATTGGATCAGAAGCATCGTGTGCTTTAATTAAAAGCGTGGCAGCTATAAGTGCTGTACAACGAATAACAATATAAGGATAGTTGCCTTCTCTATCTTTAGAAATTTCTTTAGCAGTTCTAAAGTCTACTCTTGACTCAAAATATCTTGATGCGTTTCTTCTAGCGTTCTGTAGTAAAGTTTGAAAGTCTACACCTGCTTCCCATATAGAAGCGTTTAAAGCGGCAACTGAACTACTTTCTTTATAGTATTCAATCCTATCATCTGCCTCAGTATAATGCCATTGATTAGCAGGATCGGCATCTAAAGTACCTGTAGTTTCTGACCCTAAATCTTGTCCATCTTTATAAAGTACAGCAGTATATCCTGTGTTGTACATATAATATAAATGTGATGTACCGCTTTCTACCCATCCACCATATAATCTTGTTTTGCCATCTACAGCATTAATACCAGGATATACCTGATAAACATCTGAATCTGTGCAATATTCTATTGTACTTGAAATTGCCATTATTTACGACCTTTCTTTCTTTTCTTTTTTGGTCTACCCTTCTTTTTTCCGTATGTTCCTTTTCCGTATGGCATTAAAATGTCTCTATTTCTATTTCACCTGCCCATTTCTGAGAAGGCAAGTTAGCATAAACTGCTTGTAAACTATTTTGTTTTGTAGCTTCTGTAGCATCTTGTTTACCTGAAAAAGCCGAAGTATGCAATACATTATAAACAAACTGAGCATTAGGCGGACATCCTACCATATCAACAGCACCTGTTTCATAATTTATAGTTCCTCTAGCTTTGCCAAATAAATTACCATTACCATCATCATACACAAATAAGTCTTCTTTAAAACTACTTCCGTAAGTAACAGGATCGTAAGTTTCTGTAGGTGCTAATCTAGCTGCAACAGCAGTAGCTGCCGCAGGAGCAGCAGGGATTCTACCTGTTCCAAAAAACTCAGCAGTACCACTAGAACCTGCTCCTAAAGCTATAGCAGATGTAGCTAAATGAGAGCCTGATGTAAACCTTATATCACCTCCAACTATTTCGACATGAACTTTCTTTTCAAATAAATTGCCTGATGTGTAAAATTGAGTATCTAATGCCTCTTGTATCTTAGCGACTATTCCATTCTTGCCACCAAAATTAACATTTGAAGAATCTGTTGTGAAACTTAAATTATCAAAATTAGTTCCGCCATCCACCTGAATATCAAATTCATAAGCAGTTGAAGCTGTTAATCCTGAGTTAGTAGAAGATGTAATTCCTGTCAAACCTAATTCTTGATACCCTGCTTCATAAAACTGTACTGAAAAACTACCAGGTACTATGCCTTGCAAAGCAGTTGCTGCTCTACCCTGACCAAACATATTAAAACACTTAAATCTTCCACTTTCATCAGTCTGTGCTACTGAATATTTATTAAAATTATGATAAGCATTAAAAAATGGAAATCTTACAGCTACTTCATCAGCGTGTGTTGCAGCTGTCGAACCATGCGTACCTCTAATAATTGTTAAAGTACTATTCGCTAAATCTGCACCTGTGCCTGTAGCAGTAACTTCACATATTTCATCTTCTAATCTAATTAAATCTCCAACCCTAAAGAATTTGCTATGACCATCTTCTAAATTTAATGTAGTATGTGTCGCATCTGAACCCATAGTAGCTGAGGTTGCATGATCCACATTAGCGGTAGAATCTGTATACATATTAGAATCTGGAACACCATCTGTTACAGCAGTCCCACCAAGAGGCTCAACATCTTCATCACTTATTACACCTCTGATAGTAGGTAAATACAATTCTTCATTTGGCTTGAGTAAGTAGTTTACATGATAACTATTAGCACTTTGTGTTGCGGCTTCAGTCCATAATCTGTATCCTAAAATAATAAATGCAGGAACTTTACCTGTGTTTTTAATATTTAAAGCCTTAATATCGCTAGATTGTACTGTAGTTTCACTTGTACTTTTTTGTATGTCTAGTAATAGACTATTTGTATCAGCAGAATATACAATACCTTTTTTAGTTTTTGAAACAGCTTTACTTCTATCTACTACACCACTTTGACTTTCAAAGGTTGCCGAAGTTCCTGTGGCGTATCCTAATGCTTTAGGCATAACTTATCTCCTTAATTTTATGTACTTCTTAAATGATATACTAATTGCATATTTACAGTCAAATCAGAATTTGTCCCATCTTGATGCACACAAGCTACTATCGCTTTTCCTGCGTCTACATTTGCTGTATTTACTGTTAATGATTGATAATAAGCCTGTTCATATCCTGCACCTGTTATTGTTGATGGTGATACACAATTTTCTACACCTGCACTTAAATCACCACCTGTTGCATCATTTGCAGTTGATATTGTATAACTCATCAAACTAAATTTAACTACATCACCCGATGAATTACTCGCTCCAAACCATACTTTTACAGAATCAATAGCTATATTAAATGGAACATACCAAATTGATTGTACAAAATCATCAGCTACATTTCCACCTGATACATCATAAGTTGTCGCAGGAGACGAACCTGTACCTAATTCTATATTAGAATTTCTAAATCTACCTCCACCTATTGCATCTAATGCACTCCAAGTATTAGCAGTATCAGGATATGAATGTGCAGCAGCATACATAAATTGCTTAACACCTGTATTTACATATTGTCCTAATGCTTTAACTGCTGTATTAGTAGAATCTACTTGCAGTAATGTACTCCCTTCATAAGATTGCACTCTTAATGCAGTAGAAGTTTCAGAAGTTGAAGGTCTTACGCTTACTATTTCCTTTGATAATCTTAATGCAGTATCAACGCCATTGCCACTTTTTACAGTTTTTATTATAGCAGATGCTCCATTATTACTATTGTCAATTTGTAATACATCTTTATATGTATTTGCTATTGTCTTATTTGTTAAACTCATTATGTATATTCTCCTACTACTTGGGTCAATAGATATTTGCATGATTTCACCTGCTGAATATGTATTTGTTTCTCCACTAAAATCAAATGTATAAACTGTATATATATCTGTACTATTATATCCTATTGTAGACATATTTACTGTTACTTTATTAGACAATGTTGAACCATTTTTATATAATCTCATAGATGTATTTCCTGCAATAGAACTTGAACTACTTGCTCTTGTAGCTTGTACATATATTGTAGTTATTTTAAGGTCGTAAGGACAAATAAAATTACTATCATCGGTAGTGTAGTCTTGTAAACTTGACACTTCGCCAATAGCACCTCCTGCTAATGGTATATATTCAAGATTTGCACCACCATGATAAAAAGCAGATGACCTATAAAACTTATCTACACTTATACCACCACTACCACCTGCATTATCATCTACATACTTTTTATTAGCCACCTCGTAAGTATCTGTAGGTGTTTTAGGATAAACTATTTTACTATCAGAAACATTTAAAGGCAAAATTCTATCTTCTACCTTTATTGGTTTAAGATTATGATCTAAAGCATTATCTAATTTAAGATTAGACATTATCTGATCTCATGCCCTCCACAAACTTTGATAGTCCAGTTATTATTACATTATCTATTAAGTCAATAAAATATGGCTCAACAACCTTATTCCATATTGGCTTAGTAAATTTCCATTTAGCCATTCCAAGAGTTACTCCAACTCCTAGTCCATACATCCACATCCCCACCTTTGCTTTTATAGTAGCATTAGGTATCTTTTTTAAAACCCAAGTAGAGACAACAACTGCAACTCCTCCTCCTGCTACAGCTACTGCCTTACCTGTTAAATTTGCTGCGATCATTTCTAACATAATCACTCCTTATTTTATATATTATTTCTTTATTGTTTATGTAAAATCTTAAATCTTCAGATTTGCTAACATTATTTTCCATTTAACCAATCCATTATTAATATCTTAATTCCTACATAAAACACCCACAAAGGAACTGCGATAAATAAACTTGTTAAAAAAGCATCTAATAATCTTCCCCAATCCATTATTTCTCACTTCCCCTAACTAACCCTTTGTAATATTGATATATCCACCAACCATTATATTCGCCATTTAAGGCATCTATTGCTTCTTTTCTTCTTTTATGTGTTTTATTTCTTTCTTGGTTTGCCATCTTTTCCCCATATTAAGTCTTTATCGTTACTTGTTGCTACTTTCATTCCATTACCACCTATTTTAATGTGGTTTTTATCCATCATGATTTCAGCAGACTTACTGTTCTCCTGAAGATGATGTACTAAATCTTTTGCTACTGTCGCTAATGGGTCTTCTGGTGCAGGTGGAGCTACCATCCCATTTAAAACATTGATTAAACCTATCGTTATAGTCGAAATAAGACCTGTTACAACCGCTAACTGACTTTCACCTAAGTAATATGCCGAGGCAATTAACATACAAGCCATAATCAATATAGTAGGAACACTAAATACACCAACCCAAAATCTTAGCTTATCAATCATAAGCCTCTTAGCAGCCATTCGCTCTTTCTTCTTCTGCTCTATTTCTTGTTTAGACATTCCCATCTATCTTCTCCCCATACAAGCTAGTAACACCATCAATTATTTGCATCAAATGTACTGAAAAATTGCCACCTCTAAAGAAATCCACTATAGCGAACCCATGACTCCAATTATGTCCTCTACCACCTAACCACTCATTACTTTCTCTTGTCATATCCTTTAAGCATCCAATACTCCAGGCTGACTTCTGTCCATCTATATGGGTTGCACTCATTTGCTGGATGTCGTGCCAATGCCCATACATAACATTTGCACCTAACTTTCTAAGATGATTAGCGGTATGATATTGCCCACCATATAGATGTCCATGATAAAAATTGAGCTTCCCTACCTTAAGAAATTTACCACATTTATGGTATTTATACCCACGATCTTCTAATCTTAAACAATTTTTAGGCATATACTGAGGCAAGTAAGAATGTTCATCTACAAATTGATCTAACCAAAGCTCGTGATTGCCTTGTATGAAGTGTTTAGTTTCACAACCTACCTTATCTAAAGACTCGTCAATTTGATCCATACCCTCATTAACATCTTTAACATCCTGGTTTAATGTAGGGATTATAATCTCTAAAGGAGGCTTTTTCTTTCTTTTCCACTTCCAATGAGAGAAGTTACCCCACTCACCAGTATCACCTAAATCTATATAAAGATTAGGCTTCACAATTTCAATAACCTGTTTAACACAGTTAATTGCAGGTTGTGAATGTAAAGGAAAATGCTTATCAGGGGTAACGATAGCTCTTTTCAATACTTTACTCATCTATCTCCTAAACAACCAACCGATAAAAAAAGTAAACATAACAGAGAGAATAGACCCAACGCCTTCCATGAACTTGACTTTCTCCTCTGTCTTGCGTAACCTTCCATTAATTTCACTAAGATGCTGCTCATTCTTTGCTACCCCTTCCTTAATGTGTTCAGTATCGCTTTTAAGCTCCGATAAAACACTAATAACATATTCCCTATGCTTTTGTGCTTCTGTCATTTTTTCATTTGGTTACTAAGCTTTATAGCTCTGTTAGGTGTTTGTTTAGCCCATAAAGAGTCCAACATTTCAACTGATGCCTTTTCATAGTTCTTTGCTTCTAAGTGTTTAAGCATATTCTTAAATTTAGAAACTCCGTTGATGCCGAGCTGATAGCACATTTCGTATACAACTTCGCATTTATCTTGCGGCAATCCTCTTAAAAAAGGGAACTTCTTATTGGCGGCATCTATCAATTTATTCAACTTTCTCTCTAGTATCATATCACATATATCTTCATCTAATACTAAGTCTTTAATAGCAAAGCCATACCCAATAGTATCAATACCTTCAGTACACTTATATACTTTACTTCTAAAACCTTCTGATTCTTTAACTGCTTCTATTAGGCTCATTTTTCTTCTTCCCAAATATTGCTTCAAAATTCTTTTTGTAAGTTTCATCAGATTGATAATTAAACCTTGGAAAACTACCTTTGCCCTGGGTGTTTATTCCTAATTGTGAGCTAGTAAATTTTTCAACGCCACCATTTCTAATTTTTTTACTTAAATCTTTCATTTCTTTTTAGCCTTTGCTTTTGGTTTTGCTTTTTTTACAACAGGCTTTGCTTTTGGTTTTGGTTTTTCAATAATTGAACCTTCTGGATTTCCTCTTTCACTAACTTGAACATAACCATTATCTTTTAATTCTGCAATTTTTTTAATTACATCCCTATCGTTATTATCCTCAGAAATCCTTAAAATTCTTTTGTCTTTTTTGTACCAAAATTGTGCCATTTAATTCTCCTGTGTTATAATGGGGGTAGTTACCCACCCCCATATAATGATCAACTTAACTATTACTTAAGAAGCGTTAGTTAGTTTATATCCTTTTTTATTACTTGCTGAATCAATAAGTTTAGCACCGTATATCATATCGGCAACAACTTTTGTTCCAAGAGCATCAATACTGTATTCAGCTTGAACTCTTACATCTTGTTGAACTGCACAAACTGCTGCTGATTTATGAAAAACTGCACCTGATATTGCTGTTCCTGCTGTAGCAATTGTATTAGACATATATACATTTATTCCAAACAATTTGCCCATAAACCCTTTAGTTCCACCAGTAGTCAAAACAGAGCCATCACCACCTGCATCTGCTCTCCAGAATCCTCTGGATACACCTGCGTTAGGATCAAGTATGTCAGCCATTAATGTAGGATTTACAACAAAAGAACATTCCCCATCCATATAAGGAACATCATTTTCACCTAAATTAGCCAATGCTGCTTGAAACTCAGCATCTGTCAAGGCATCATCATTAGATAAAGTAGCACCTTCATTAACGCCATCAAGCTCTGCCCAAATATCAGCATCTACTGCTCTTGCTAGTGCTTCTCCAAACATTTGTGAATATTTAGCAACTAAGTCAGCATTTGCTTGAATCATTAAGACATCTTCAAAAAGCATAGCATTATACTTGTGTTTATTTATTGCTAACTGAGTAACTGTTGAATGAGTAGCATCATAAGTTACTAATGAATCTATAGATTTATCGCTTGACGCAACTAAGTCTATTTGAGGAATATTAACAATATCTCCTGAACCTTTAACCATTGAAGAATAATCTTCGATTAAGTTTTTAAATATTGTACCTCTTTCAAAATATCTGTAAATACCCTCGCCCCACATTTCAGGGACAAACTCTAAATGTGTAGTAGTCGTACTAGCCGCACCTAAAATACTATCACCAGTATCTGCCATATACAGATTATTAGCAAAAGCACCATTTTGCGACCAATTACGCAATTTATTAAAATCCATTTAATTTACTCCTATCGTTTTTTATAGTTTTGTAATATAGAAGTCCAATTAGCCCTTCTTTCCCTGTCATCCATTTTAGTCCAATCTTCTTTTATAACTTTAGCATTTGAGATTGAACCTCTAGCGGGGACTTCAGGGGTATTTGACTTCGGCATATTATTAATCATAAATTCCAGGACTTCTATGTCCTTATCTTTAAATGTTTCACGCTGATCTTCAGGAATCTGCTCCAATAATTGTTCCTTGCGATTAGCAAGTATCGTTTCGTATTTATCTTTAAAAGGCGTTAATTCATTAACTTGAGATTCAAATTTCTCTGCCAATTCTTTAAAAGCCTCTTTTTCCTTTAGTTTAGCATTTTCTTGCTGTTCTAACTTCGCCTGAAGTTTTGCAAGTTGTGCCTCAGCGTCTTGTTTTTTTTGCCTTTGTGTTTGACTATAAGCTGCTTCTGCTTTTAATTTCTCTTGCAAGGCATCAATAGAAATTTCTGGTGTAGTTCCCTCACTAACTGTTTCGGTTGCTACTTTTGTTTCTTCGGACATACTGCCCTCCTATTTTTGACTAAAAAGTGTTCAAAATATGGTGGTATATTAATAATAATTTGACTAAACCACACTATATATAGTGTAATAAAAGAAAATTTATCTTAAATTGACTTGCCTTGAATATGTCAAAAAATCAAGAATTTATTAGAGAGCATAAGGAGAAATGGTTTGACTTTATAAACTATGTTCCCCATAATGGTCAAAAGAAATTGCACTTTCCAAATAAGGATTGGAGGTTCTGCGTTGCTGTATGCGGTAGGAGATGGGGTAAGTCAGTAAGTGCTTCGGTTGAGGCTCAAATCGTACTTTCGCAGTCTAACAAAAGAGTTTGGTGTGTTGCACCGACTTACGATGGTTCGGAAAAGATTTTTAGAGAAATTTGGCACAAGATGGTTGTTGAGAAGGCGATGCCGACAACAAGAGCCTCATACAAAGACCAATACATCGAGTTTGAGTGGGGTAGCGTGGTTGAAGGTAAAAGTGCGGATAAGCCTGACAGCTTGGTTGGAGAAGGTTTGGATTTACTTATACTCGATGAGGCAGCCAAAATTAAAAAGAAGACATGGGAGATGTATTTACGACCGACTCTTTCTGACCGCAAAGGGTCTGCTCTTTTCATTACAACGCCCCAAGGCTTTAACTGGGTATATGACCTATACCTTTTGGGACAAAAAGATGAAATGTGGCACTCGTTTAATAGTCCAAGCCATGAAAATAACTATGCTTACCCTGATGGTAATAGGGATTCCGATTTACTTGAAGCTAAGCGAAATTTGGCAAAAGAAGTATTTGATCAAGAGTATGGTGCGAAGTTTACTTCCTTCGCAGGTAGGGTTTACCCATTTGATAGGAATCTTGATATGGGTCATTTTCCTTACGATCCTGGTTTGCCTACTTTTTGTAGTATAGACTTTGGATTTAGACAACCTGCTGCGTTATGGTTTCAAACCTATCGTGAAGAAGGGCTTTGGCATATAAGGATTATAGACGAGATTATACATGAAACAGATATTAAAACAGATGACTTTGCAAATAGGATTAAGTCAAGGAATTACAAGTATGTTACTTATTATGGCGACCCAGCAGGTGGTCAAGCGCAGGGACAAACAGGTTTAGGAGATATAGAGATATTCAAAAGACATGGAATAATAGTGAAGACTATAAGAGATAAAGTTTCTAGGAAGATAGAGGCAGGTGTTTCTCATGTTAGAGGCTTTATTGAAAATGCTGAAGGCAAAAGATTCCTTCATGTACACAACCAATGTCATGGTATTGCTGAGGATTTAGAGAATTATCGTTATCCTGAACCAAAAGAGGGTTTTCCTTTGAAACCTGACCCTGTAAAGGATGGGTATCACGATCATGGTTGTGATGCTTTGAGATACTTTTTCATAAATAGATTTCCAATTAAAAATAGAGAAGTGAGGATACTACAAAGATGATTGCACACGAATTAATACAAGAATCGCTTAAAAATGAGAAACTTCGAATAGCGAAGAATAGAAGAGATGAAATTAGGCGTATGGTTGATTATTATACGGACACAGAGACAGATAAATATATAGATCAACACTTTGCATCAAGTGCATTTCGTGAGATACCGCCTTATTCTGTGAATATAACTAGAAGATTTATTAATAAGATGTCAAGAATTTATACTCTTGGAGCGGATAGGAATGTAAGCGATGAATACTTATTCCTCACACGCAAAAAGAACGCAAGAATGAAACACATTGAGAGGATGACTAGGCTTGTTGGAACGATTGCGAATAGAGTTATGTTAAAAGAGGATGCGAACGGAACTTATTTTGAATACAGACCAATCTATTATTATGATGCGTTTTTTGATGAAGACCCATTTTTGCCGATGGCGATTACTTATCCGCTCCTGCTACCAGTAAATGATTCATCAAGAACAGATGAAATGCACTACGCTTATTGGGATGATGTGCATTATGCTGAATATGATGAAGATGGTAATATTGTTATGCAATATGAGCATGGATTTGGTATGTTGCCATTTGTATTTACTCATAGAGAAGACCAAATAGACTCTCATTTTGTCGAGGGAGCTAACGACATTATTAATGTGAACGAGCAAGTAAACATTACTATGACTGAGATGCAACTTGGTTTAAGGTTTCAAATGTTTGGGCAGCCTGTAACTACAGGAGCAGATATAGACAAGAATGTTACAAGGACAGGCTCTGATAGCATATTAGGCTTACCAGAGGGTGCTACATTTGATATAGTAGCTCCACAAGGAAATATTGACTCTGTAATTGATAATGTTAAGTTTCAGATAGAATTAGTAGCACAAAATAATCATCTTTGGATACATTGGGCAGAACAAGGTGGTGAGATGCCATCTGGTGTAAGTCTTATGATTAAAGACTTAGAAAGAACTGAAGATTACATGGATGACATTGATCTTTGGAGAATGTATGAAGAAGAACTTTTTGTTGTAGAAAAAGCAGTTGCCAAAGCGAATAATATTGGAATATCTAACAAATTCGGTGTAAATTTCATTGAACCTGAGTATCCACAATCGATACAGGATCAAATTTTATGGAATAACTTTAGGTTAGAGAATAATCTAACGACTAGAGCTAAATTACTTAACGAAATTAATACTGATTTATCAATAGAAGAAGCTCAAGCTATAGTTACAGAAAACGAGAGGGCAAATGGCACAGGTCAAGAGCAAAGAGGATTATTTAATAGAACATTCCAAACAACTCGAAGAACTGAGGAACAAGGCGGATAGTATAGAGTTAGAAGAAGGAAAGTTCCTAGACTCACCAGAAGAATACGCAGAAGACTTAATAGAGAAGACTATTATTCAATTTCTACCTGACTTTATTAAAGCCAGAGAAGAAGGCAAGAAGCTAGCGAGGCGATTAATTGATTGAAAGTATAGAAATTAACTTTAGCTTCGGCAAACTCTTAAGAAATCTTGATAATATATTAAAAGAAGATTTATCAATAAAAGCTAATGATTTTGCCGCATTTGCTCGTAGTACAATAACAGAAGGTAAATTAAGACCCTTAAGAACTTCTACAAAGAAAGCAAGAAGATTAGGGAATAAAGGGAAAAAATATCCACGACCTAAAACAGGCAGTACAACACCACTACATTATACAGGAAAACTTTTAAATTCAATAAAACCAGTTAAAGATGGTGTAAGGATTTTAGAATATGGTCTTGATCATAATGATGGATTTACTCACAATATGACAGGTGAAAAAATAAAACCTAGACCTTTTTTATTTACTAGAGGTGATAATTTGCCCCCAAAATTAAAACAAAGATATTTAGCTATGGAAAAACGACTATATAAACGCCTTAATAGGGCTTTGAGGAAGTAAAATGGCAGAAAGGGCATTAACAGATGAAGAAATCAATGAAATCCTTAATAAGTATGAGGGAGAAGTTACTGAAGAGGATAGAAGACTCCTCTTATGGATCGCTCTCGGACTCGGATATGATATTTCTATCTTTACTGCTCGAATTGAACGAGAGATTGCAGTCCTTAGAGCGGCAGGGGCAACGGAATCTGGAATTGTTGGAGCTATTCGAAGAGACTACGAGACCAATGGAAGAATATTTGGGGAATTACGAAATTCCATTAAGCGAGGAGTTGTACTTGGAATTATGCAAAGTTCTAGGCTCGGACAAAGTGTCATTTATGGCGATAGCATAGAAACATTTAAATGGGTAACGATGCAAGGCGGAAAAGTATGCGAAGATTGCCAACCAAGAGCAGGACAGGTAGCGACTTGGCAAGAATGGGAAGCTATAGGGATGCCAGGGAGTGGATGGTCAAGGTGCGGAGCAAATTGTTACTGTATGTTAGTTCCAGAAGGCGTTAAAGTATCAGATACAGTCAAACGAGCCTAATTTTTAAATTTTCTTACCTTAGCCTCAATACAATTATCAGTAGAATCAACCTCCT